TAAGAAGTTGTTACCTCTATAACCCATCAAGATTTCGTTAGAAGTCATGTAAGGGTTTTTGTAAACTGTGTATCTATTGCTCATAGAACCAACTGCAGTAACACCAGCAGCGAACTGCATTGCGTCTTTATCTGCATTTACTGTGAATCCAGGAATTGATTCCAAGATAGTACATACATCAGGAGATGCTACTACGAAATTAGCTCCACCTCTTAATGTTAATTGGTGAATCTTATTTGAAACTTTGTTCAATTTGATTCCCAATGTTTGAAACCATGCATTCTTAGTGTAAGCATTTGATGCTCCACCAATGTTAGACCAAGCACCTTGTACATATTCCTCACCTACAGATGTAGACCAGTATTCAGTAGTCAAAGCGTTTGATTTTAACATATCTAAGATTTCTAAATCAATCTCTAAAGAGATATAATCAGATAACATAGAAGTCAATTCAGCTTCAGCATCGATTGAATGATATGCATTCAAATCTTGTGCTAATTCAGGAGTCCATACAGCTTTCAACTTACGAGTCTTAGCTACGATAGCCTCTGATTTTAATTCTAAATCAATTTCAGGAATATCCAATGCAGTTGTTGTGTTACCAGCAGCGTTTGCAGTTGAATCTTCGAAATCACCTCTGTCATAAGCAACAGGAACTTCAGAATAAACTACAGAACCGATAGTAGTAGCTGCGTTAGCTAATGCAAGTCTTTGTGCATAAGATGCAGAAACGAATAATACAACGTTAGTACCAGATACATAGTTGAATTGGTTCAAATTAGAATGAACACCACCATCAATTAAGAATGAACGTACTGCATCAGTATCAGCTGTTGCAGATATTGAAGCTTTAGCGATAGTCAACTTAACGATTTGTTTGTCATCACCAGCTGCATTTTCTGCAACAGATGCTGAATAGTTAGCGTCAAATCCTAAATCAGCCCAAGAAGCTGAAGTTTGTGCAGTTGTAGCTGCAACAATTCTTGCATCGTTTACTGAATAACCGTATTTACCTTCACCAAACAAACCATTTTGAGCTGCGTTTGTTCTACCGAAGTTAGCTGCTGAACCAGTTGCGTTAGTACCACCAAAAAGTGATTTACCAGCGTAACCTTCAGTTCCTTGTCCTGCTTGAACACCTTGTGCAGAACCATATTTGAAGTCTAAGAAGAAAATAAGACCTGAAGGAAGATTCATAGGTTGTACACTTACGAATTCTTTAGATGCGATTTCTCCGAAGATTCTTCTTACTAATGGTAAAGCAACACCAGACCATTCTTCTGATCCTGATGATGTACCTGTTTGAGTTGCCTCATCCAACAATTGCTTAGCTTGGTTCTCTAATAGAACTGCCATAGAGTGTTGGTCTCTCTCTTTCATACCTTCTAGAAGACCTGTTTTCTCCCATTTGCTTTTCAATTGACGTGTTTCAGCCAACATTACCGCTTGTGGGTTCTTGCCTTCCATAAGTTTGCTTAAATCAAAATTTGCCATTTTTATTTATTTTTTTATGGATTATTATTTTATGATACCAGCTAATTGCTTAAAGCGATTTGCTAATTCATTGCTTTCTGCGATGATTTCCTTTTTAGGAGCTGTTGAAGCTTGAGCCTTAGAAGCAATACCTTCGGTAATGTTCTTTTTAACTTGAGCTACTTTTCTTTCAGTTCCTGTGAATTTCATTGATTCAGAAAGTGTTGCGTAAACTAATTTAACTTCTCTTACGTTAGAAGTTCTGTCTAAATTTTCTACAACTTTAACTTTTTGTTCGTTAGTTAAGTTATAACTTCTGAACAATTTGTTTGTGTAAAGTAATTTAGCGTTTAATAGATTTACTTCGTTGATTGTACCTTTTAAAGATTTGATTACTGCTAATGCTTCTTCTAATTCACTTTGTAATTTACTTACTTCAGCTTTCATTTCAGTTGCATCATCAGCTGTTTCTTCTTCAGCTTCATCTTCTCCGTATCCCATTTCTCTTAGAATTTCGTCTAAGTCGATTTCATCATCAGCCATAGCTGGGTCTTCACCCTCTACTGCTGGTGCTTCAGTTGGTTCAGCTGCTACTGGTTCTTCAACCGGTGCTTCTTCACCTTCCATAGCTGGTGCTTCAGCAGGAATTTCTTCCTCACCTTCTTCACCTGCAATTTGTGCTTCTAACTCACGGATGATAGATTCTAAATCTAATTCATCTTCGTCAGTTTCAGGAGCCGTTTCGTCATCACCTTCGAATGCTTGTCTATCGCCACGCTCTTCGCCTGCGATTTCAGAATCATCAGCTACACCATTTTGGTTTGCATCTTCTTCATCTTCACCTTCGGTTAGGTCTTTAACTTTATCGTAGTCTTCTACTTCGCTTCCAGCTTCGCCAGATTGCTTAGAGATTCCACTTAGGTCAGTTTGTGCTGAGTTTGCTTTATCTGCAGGTTGTTTGTTATCACCTTTAGCTATTTCACTTGAAGTATCATTATCTTCATTTACTGCATCTTCCGTATCTTCTTCATCACCTTCCATTTCGGCTTGTAATTTTTGAGATAAGATAGATTGTAAACGAGGAGTAAATGCTTCTTCTAGTGCGATTTTAGCATTAGCGATAGCAGTTTCACGTACAGCTTTAGCATCAGCAATTGCTTCTTTCAACAATTTTGAACTTGCCATTTGTTTTCCTTATTTATCGGATTTCTGAAGTCATTAAATTTGTGGACTTCAATGTATGTTTTTGATTGGCGTTTTGGTCACTTCTCATAGAACGAGAGTATTCATTTACCAATAGAAAAACCTAAATTAATAGGTTATTATTAAGAATAAATATATAGAATTTTACAAAACATAAAAAAACTATACTTTTCTTTAGAATTTATTTATTAGAACCACCTCTATTTTTAGATAGGGTTTGCATTGCATTTCTTAAAGTAGATTGTATTTTAGCTCTTTTAACAGGATCTTTTTGTGCACCTATTTGAGCTCTTAGTACTTTAATTCTATTATTTATATTTTTTGCTTTTTCAGCAGGAGAAACTTCTTTTGTAGGAATATCTTCCGTTACTACTGATTCATTTGGTACGCAATTTGGAACTTGCTTACCACCCTTATTTTTCATACCAACTTGCTTATATCCTTGCCAACAAGGACCATCTTCTTTTACCAATGATTCGTTTGCAGCTGCTTGGTAATCTTTTAACCATTTTTTGTAATAGTTAATTAAATCTAAATTTACTGCTATTGATTTTTTAATATTTTCTTTTTTATTGCTTGGTAAACTTTTATTATCTTTAAGTTGTTGTACTAATAGTTTAATAGTTTCTTCCAAATTTTTAATCAACATTTCCAATCTCTTTGTTTCGGAATCTTCGTTTATAGTACCTTCTCCAAACATACCTACAAAGTTACCTTGATATTTGTTACCACGCGTACCACTTATTGCTGTTGCAAAGTCCATTCTATCTTTTAATTTTCCTTTAGCTATAAAGTTAAAAAGCTTTTTAGCGTTCAAATTAAAATCATCTATAAATTTTTGTACTGCAATTGCACGAGTACCAGTAAATTTAGCAATTCCCATTGCTTCTCTACCAGCTCCTTCATTTACCGATTCGTTTGTTCCGTATTCGTGATAGTTAGATGATGCTTGAGAAATATAATTTGCTGCGTTAGTAATATGGTCTTGAATCCAAGCAGGAATATCTTTTTCATCCTCACCCATTTTAGCTTTTAATTCAGTAGCCATCTTAATAATGGTATCTAATGAATTGTTTGCCATAGAAACTTCGTGGTCTTCACCTTCCCCTTCTTTAATGAATGCGTTTGCGAATGGATTAGAAATTACTTTACCCATTTCAAATTTACCAAATGCTTTTTGAGATACTAATCCTCCTAAACGAATCATAATTATTTCTTTTTACCCAATCTTTCTTTCATTGTATCTACAGAGATATCAGCGATTTCATAGTAACGATTTAAGATGTGACCCATATCTTCATATAAAGAATGTAATCTCTCATCCATTGAGTTTGCTTCAACAGCGAACTTATCAAATGATTTACCCAATTTGTCTAATTCTTGCATATTTCTTTTTACAGTCACTGCATCAAACCAATCACCACTTTCTCTTAATGTCATTTCTTTTGCAGCCTCAACGATAGCACCTAAAGTATTTGCAACTTCAGTCAAATCAGATTGTCTTCTCATTTGGTCTTGGAAAGTATTGTAAGTAGAAATAATCTCTAAGAAGTGTTTTTTAACTTCATTTGATAATTTTCTATCACCATCTTCTAAACTTTCAGCTATACTGAATTTACCATTTACTATCTTTACTTCTTTCAAGTTAGTTTTACGGATATCATTGTATGCTTTAGCTACAGTAGTTCCTTTATTGCCATCAACTTTTAAGGTTATCTTATTGTTGTGTACAAAATCGTATATATCAAAGTTCTTTGCCATTATTATGCTATTTCAGTTATTATTTCTCTCATTAAGTTTTGTGCTTTACAGAATTCTCCGCAAACATCAGTTCCGATTTGTTGTAAACCTCTATTAACCGATTCGTTTACAGGTACCATAAATGCACCATGTGTAGATGGGTTAGATACGAAATCCCAACCAATCAATTCAAAATCTTCTTGTACCTCTACTTTGTTTCCAGATAAGTTACGAGTAGAACCCATACCTCTTGATGAAATACCTAATAGGATACCAGCTTTCAATAATTCTTTTAAGATGTTACCAGATGGAGTAGATAGAACTTCAACAGTTCCACATAAATCATCACCGTCCCAATGAATCTCTCTAATATTGTGAGAAACATTCTTTAAGTTAATTACAGTAGAATCCGGATGGTCTAATTCACCTAATGCTCTACGCTCTTTGATGAATACTTCATACTTCTTAGCTTCTCTCATTAGGATTTCCTTTGGATAAATTCTTCCATTTTGATTTTCAGCACCAGCTCTTTGTAGAATACCTTTAACAATGGTTCTTCCACCTTCGTCTTCTTGTACCTTACCTTCAAATAATTTGGTTTCTATTAAAAGTCCTTTCATTCTTATTTCTTTTTGTAGTAATCTTTCCAAGCATCAACTTCTGCATCACTTTCTTTATCATTCATATTATCCAATCCCATTTTTTTAGTAACTGCGTTTGATGCGTGTCCAA